GGGGTCTTTCATAGGCATGCGGGGCATCATATCTTCGATACCGGCCGAGCGCATTTTTCCGCCCATGTTCATCTTTTTCGTCCCACAGTTCATTTTATTCCCTTCCAGTTGTTTGCCCATCTGGGCTCGAGATACAGCCATTACCACTTTACCTTGTCCGCCCAGTATGCCGCGGACATCTTACCCTTAGCGATATTTTTACCATGGCGGGCTTTGAAGCTGGCACGTTTGGTCTTCATGCGGTCGGACTCGCCGGACTTTGGCTTGCCCGCAGTGCTGGCACCCTGCTCACCAAAACGTATAGTTTTGACGGTGCTCCCTTCCTTAGCCACGACAACGTGCGACTTTTTAGGGTGATTGGGCGTACGCTTCGGCTTGTTATAGCCAGAGACCCCCGCCCGTGCGAGGCGAGAGTCTTTTTTCGGTGTAGGAGCCTTAGCCATGGACTTACTCGTACAGTAGAGTGCAGGAAGTAACGTTGGTGAGGGTGACGTGCATGTCCGTCGAGTGCAAAATCCCGTCATCCGGGATCATCAGGTCACTCTGGCTTGCAACGGCGGGAGTAGCGAGGTTTAACCGCACAGTGCCAGAGGCACCGCCATCGCGGATCACAATGCTACCTGCCGTGGCCGTACAGACGTAATACACCCCTTTAAGCCGCGCGCGACCACCATAGGCAGTGCCCGTGCTGGTAATGGTTACGGCATGAATAGGGCAACTCATTTGGCGTCATCCTTCTTCGTCGAAGGTTTCTTTGTAGGCTTCACCGGCGCCGCAACGCGGCGATCCAGCTCTGCCTGACTCGGCGGGTTTTTAGGTATAATACCCATAACACGCGCTTACGCAGCAGCGATGGTCGCGCCGGTATCGGACCGCTTCCAGTCAGTACCGTCGGAGAAAGCCAAGATTGCGGAGCCTGCGGCGCCATCGGACACATAGATAACGGTGCCTGCAATGCCAGTGGCTGCGGGAGCGGTAGCTACGGTGTAAGTGGGGACTTGGATCGCGCCTACGACGTCACCGGTGATGTCGCCTTCAAAGCCGTTGTTGGACACTACTGGTCCAGAAAAAGTAGTTGTACCCATGGGAATCTCCTGTCGGGGTAAGTGTCAGCCGCATTATGCCGCTGTCAGGGATGGTGCTAGAATACACCACAACATAACAAAAAGAAAGGGGCGCCGCATAGGGAGTACATACGGCGCCCCCGAGCCACGGTCAGGAAGAAACCGGGCTCTGCGCGTACAATACTACAGAACCACACAAAAAAGAAGGGGCCCCCGAAGGAGCCCCAACCGTAGTACCACCGGACTGCTTATGCAGCGCCGGGAGAACCGTAGATACCCAGCGGGTCCGACACGCCGAAGCTGTAACGCTCACGGGCCTTGTAGCGAACGTTGCCAGTGTCAAAGTCGCCGTCCATCGAAGTTGCCAGCGGAGTACGCACAAAGTGCTTCATGCCGTTGGGGATATCGGTGGTCAGGAACCAAGCGTCTGCGTCAGTGAAGTAGTGGTTGACGCGGTAGCCTTCTGGGATCGAACCGTTCGACTTCAAAGCGTTGAGGTCGTTGTCGGCGGTGCCAACACGCATCTCGGTCTGCAGCAAACGAGTTGCAACAAACATAAGCGCTGGTGGGACCAGCAGCTTGCGAGGACGTGCAGCGATCAGCAAGCCACGCTCGTCGGTGTACCCGGCGATGTCGATCACTGCCTGCTCGAGAGAAGTCTCGTTCAGGTCGGACGCAACCGTTGGGCGGTTAGCGTTTGTGCCACCAGAAACAGTCGGGTGTGCGGTCGAGAACAAAGTCACGCCGTCACCCGAGTTGAAGCTGGCGAAGCCGGTGTTCAGCAGCGAGGCTGCCTTGACCTGCTTGGTGTACGCCATCGCACGAGCAAGTGCCTTGGTGTAACGAGCCGACAGGGAGTCGTACAGGTTGTCTTCCATCGCTTCTTCGGTGATGGAGAAACCCATGGCCACTGTTTCGTGTGTGTAACGAGCAGTGAACGATTCCTGTGCGTTGTCGTAGGAAATCGCCGAGCCTTCCGCTTTTGTCGGTGCAGCACCGAAGCCGGACAGCTTGACTTCTTCTTCGAACGAACGCTCGGAGTTTTCGGTCTCGTAGATTTCTGCATGCTCGTTTTCGTAGGAGTCGTACTCCATACCAAACAGAGCATTCAGGCCGGGGAGTAGCTCTTTGAGGAGCTGGGAACGTGAAATAGCCATGTTTTAGCCCTCCTTACAGGCCAACAGCATTTGTCATGCTGTGGTAGCCGGGGTTGAACTTGACCAGAACGTCTGGATACGCGTCCCCGATCGGCGAAACTGCGGACACAATGCGGAACGCCGCAGTTGTGGTCACAGTGGTGGCATCCATAGCCGAAGTCGAGTTACCTGTGGCCGTGTTACCGGTCGAGGTGCTCTGAGCAGCAGCAAAGAACGTGTTGGCGCCAATGTCGGACTGATCGGCAGCGCCGTCCAGCTGGACTTGGAACAATACGTTCGGATCATCCACAACGTAGGCTTTGATGGATGTGCCAGTTGGCGCGGCAGTACCCGAAGGGTAGTACTGGGAGAAGATAAGTTGTCCCTGCGCGTTGACATATTCACAGCCCACAAAGACACCCAGCGAACCTGTCAGGGTCGTGCCGGTTGGCAGTGCGTTTGTAGTGCCGTCGGCACCGGTTGCGGTCGAAAGTGCGATGTAACCATCAGCGCCAATATGAACGACTTGGCCGTTAAAGAGGTTCGTTGCCTCCCCAGCGGGGTCGATCAGATACTGGGAAGTTGCCCCAGCATATGGCAGGCCATCAGCACGTTTTACAGGCTTAAGCCCGTAGGGAGCGGCAGTAGTAGCCATGGTAGTCTCCTTAGTGCGTTACTCGGCAATTACTTGCCGAAACTCGTCCGCGTAGACCGTTCTGGTTTGAGAACAGGCATGCGCGGATCAGATTCACGGAGGTAGTTACGATCTACTGAATCCATCTGCTGTTGAGCTTTCTGGTTCATTTGGTCGTTACGATCCTCCACAATGGCGGTCGGTATGGAGCATAGAAGTAGACCACCGACCTCGATGTTGCCCTTAAAACGTGAATCCACGTCGGACAGCACCATAAGCTCGGGATGATCTTCGGCCTTCACAGGTGTGTAACCCTCACGGAAACGCATGGAAACGTTACGGTTGTCTGCCTCGCCAAGTGTCGATGTGCGAATCCAGCGATAGCTCAAGCCATCTTTTGGTTCGGGGGCGGGCAAAGCCGACGGTTGTTGCCACAGGCGCTTGCGTTCACCCGTCTCGCGGGTGTCTTGTGTGCGTTGGGTTCTATCAGCCATTTCTCTGGTCCTTCAAAAGTTGCGCCGCATACCGTTCAGGCGTTAAACCCAAGCGCTTGGCGAGAGCTACTTGCGTCGAGGTCAATTTTATTTTGCGCGGATTTTTCGAGCTGCGAGCAGCTGGGGCCACCACGTTGGCCGTTTTCCTTGGAGACGCGTAGACCTCACTCTCGCCACCATCGAAATGCTCAGGGAAGCGCTTGCGCATCCCCTCGTTAATCTTATCATAATACGTTTTAGTGTTTGGATCAACACCACTTCGTACTAGACGTTCGTGGAGCCCGTAAGCAGCTCCAGTCATCTCCTCGTCCTTCCCGAACCACTCGTTGTTAGCAAGCCAGTCACGCTGCTGTTCGTCCAGCTGCGGTACGGGAGGGTTAGTAGCCATACGCTGCTCATAGGCACGCTGCAGCTGATCCGGTCCGTATTGCGGTTGGACTTGCTGTGGGCGCCAATTTTGCACGCGCTGCAGGTCTGTCTGGGCCCGCACAAGTTTTTGCTGGGCTTCCACGAGAGCGTCGGAATCTCCGGCCTCGTACGCCTGTTTGTAGTCCCGCTTTGCCTGATTAAGCTCGGCCTCAAACCGCGCTTTGGCGCTATCTACGACGCTCGTTTGGCCTTGGGACAGCCGCTGGCTAAGGCGTTGGTTTTCTTCGGCGGCCCGCTGTGCATACGAAATAGCTTCCTCGCGCAAGCGAATGGCTTCTTCTTTCTGGCGGGCGGCTTCGTGATATTCGAACTTGAGCTGCTTGATGCGTTTTTGCACCGAGTCGCTGTATTTCTCTACCTCGTCATCGTCGGGCAGGTCGGCCTTATGGTCTTCGGCCAGCCGCGGTTTCTGACTGGAGGGGACGTCGTCAACGATCTCTAATTCAAAATCATCGTTGCCTGTGACGTCTACAATTACTTCATCGTTATCATTCATAGTTTAAGCCCTTGTATAGCCGCGTGGATCGTCAACGACGGCTTCCACGGTGTCGTCATTAATCAGGCGGAACTCTTTCCCGCCGACCTTGAATCGCGTGCCCGAGTACGAGCGGAAGATGACGAAATCGCCCTCTTTGCACCACGGCCCGTTGGGGAAGCGGCCCTCGTCTACTTAGGCTTCGGCCCCGACTTTCAGCACAAATCCAATAATGGACGCTGTTTCCTCGCGGCTTTTGAGCTGGTCGGGCATATAAACGCCGCCCTCGGTTTTCTCGTCGATTGCAGGAATCGCGATCAAAATACGGTACCCTTTGGGTTCCGGCAGTTTGTGGAGGACGTCTTCGCCCACCATGGTCTCTTTAGTCATGTGCTTCCCTTGTCACGCAGCGATTAAGGCTCGCCGTTGCCTGCCCGGACCACCCGGGTTGTCGTAGATCGTTACTCGCTAATAGTGCGGTCGATCATATCTGAAAGGTCTTCCTCGATCACATTGAACGCCTCGAGGCGCCCCACAATTCGTTGGTATCCGTCGTAATCCTTGACAGACCCAGTTGCGAGGTATTCCTTAAGGCGCTCACGGTAATCATGAACCTTGTTTCGTAGGAGTTGAAGTTCGTCCATTGTTTGCTCCCTTAGCCATTTCCGTCGCGATCTTAACGCCTAGCTTGGCACCCTCGGTCTTTTCCCTCCGAGAGTTGGTGTCTAGCTGAGTCGCTATACGCGCACTTATGTCTGCAGCGTCGCGCTGCATATCCGCATCCAGCCGTTCTTTCTGGAT